TGTGACCGTGTGCAGCAGCTCCGAGTCACTGGCGTTGGGACAGAACCAGCAGCCGTTTCTTCGGCAGTGAGCGTAGATTGGGGAAAGCAAACCGTGTTCCTGACAGAGCTTGTAGGCATCCGCTTCGGTCATGCCGTATTTGGCAAGCAGACTGACCTTCTTCACTCCGTCCAGACGCGCAAGGCGTTTGGATTCGTCTTCTGCTATGCCGACATAGCTCACGGTGTCCGGCGAGAGCATGGCATTGTACTTGCGGACGGGCGGGATTTTGCAGTCCCGATTGACTGCGCACATACCAGCCCATGCAAAGCCGCGAACCTCGCCCTTGTGCGGTCCGCGGGTGATGACATGATGGAACACCTCATCGTAGGTCTTGTCCGCGTGGAGAATGGTGAACTTGATGCCCAGCTCCTTTTCGCAGAAGGGCTTGAGCCGGTCATAGATGAAGTCCCGATGTTCCGGGACTTCGCCGCTTGTGTCCTTGTCGAACATGACCTCGCTGAAAACCGCCTCGTCCAGCGGCTCATTGTGCTGTGCCGCCAGCAGGAGCGTCGCTACGCTGTCTTTGCCTCCGCTGCAAGAGGCAATATACTTCGGGCGGCTCATCGGTCGAACTCCATCTTGAAGCTGACGTATTTGCCGCCGCTGTCATCCAGACGAATCACCGCATCGTAGAGCTGAGGCTTCTTCGGCGTGTAAAGCCCAGTCACTCGGCACCAGCCCTTGTCCAGCAGCTCCTTTGCAATCCTCTTTGTCAGCTTCTTTTTCTTGCCGGAAAAGAACTTATTGTCTTCCCACAGGCAGAAGGAGCAAGCCTTGTTCGAGCAGTAGAAATTGCCCTTGCCGACATAGACCGGAGAGCCGCAGCGGGGGCATTTGCCGATTTCCTCCTTGCCCGTGCCGAAACGCTGGGCTTCGGCATCGGAGAGAAACGGATAGGCTTTCACGAGATCGCCGGTCATCCGGACAATGCCGCTTAGGAAAGCGTCCGCATCTGCCTTGCCGCGTTCAATCTCCATGAGCGTGTTTTCCCATTCCGCCGTCATTGCGGGAGAAGTGATCTGTTCCGGCAGGACGCAGACAAGGTTGCAGCCGTCCTTCGTGGGAATGAGGGATTTGCCTTTACGCTCTGCAAAGCCGGATTTCACCAGCTTTTCAATGATACCGGCACGGGTCGCGGGTGTTCCGAGACCTTTCTTCTCGGTGTCATCGTCGAACTGATCGTTTCCGGCGGTCTCCATCGCAGACAGAAGCGTGTCTTCCGTGTACTGCTTTGGGGGCGTCGTGAAGTGTTCGGTGACGCTGGCGGACACACCATCCAGAACATCGCCCTCATGGACTTCGGGCAGGGACTTTATGGGTTCGTCCTTTTCCTTCGTCTTGAGGGAGGACTTGAACAGCTCTTCGATGGCTTTCCATCCGTTTTGAACGACGGTCTTCCCCTTGGTTTTGAACTCGTAGCCCTCGCAGGAGAGCGAGATCTGCGTTTCTGCGTAGGTGTGCTTCTCGCCGGTCGCACACAGAAGGCGCATCCCGATAAGATTGAGGATTTTCTGCTCCGACTGAGGAAGCGCCGAAACATCCTGCTTTTCAAGCTGGACGGTCGGGAGAATGGCATGGTGATCTGTGACCTTGCTGTTGTCGGTTACGCGCGCAATGTCCGGAGTAACCGAAACGCCGGAGAAAAGCGGAAGCTGGCGGCAGACAATAGAAATGACCTGACGGGCGGTGTCCTCCATATCATCCGTAATAAACTGGCTGTCCGTGCGCGGATAGGTCAGGAGCTTCTTTTCGTAGAGTGTTTGTACGAGATCGAGCGTCTGCTGGGCGGTGAAGCCGTAGTAGCGGTTAGCCTCGCGCTGCAAGGTAGTCAGATCATAGAGCTTCGGAGGATTGACGGTTTTCGTCTCCCGCTTGAGAGAAGAAACGACGGCTTGCTTTTTCTCGCAAGCCGCCGCAATTCTTTTTGCTTCCTCTTCGGTTTTGACCTTTTCCAGATCGGCGGTCAGATCGCCCTTGCCGACGTGGACGTTGAAATACTTCTCCTTCTGGAAGGTTGAGATTTTCCCGTCACGCTCCACCAGCATTGCAAGGGTCGGCGTCTGGACGCGCCCGACCACCAGCTTCTTATGATAGAGCGTGGTGAAAAGGCGGGTGCCGTTGATGCCGACAATCCAGTCTGCCTTCGAGCGGCTGAGTGCCGCTTCATAGAGACGGTCATATTCCTTGCCGTCCCGGAGATGGTTGAAGCCTTCGCGGATGGCGGAGTCCTCCAATGAGCTGATCCACAGACGCTTGAAGGGCTTGGTGCATCCGGCTTTGTTGTAGACCAGCCGGAAGATCAGCTCACCCTCGCGTCCTGCATCGGTTGCGCAGACCAGCTCGGTGACGCGCTTGTCCTTCATAAGAGCGGACAGCACCTTGAACTGCTGTGCTTTGTCCTTTGTGACCTCGAACATCCAGTTTTCCGGAACAATGGGCAGATCGTCATACCGCCACTTGGCATACCGCTCATCGTAGGAGCTGGCGTCTGCCAGCTCCACCAAATGACCGAAGCACCACGAAACGATGTAGTTGCCGCCCTCCATGTAGCCGTCCTTGCGGGACGTCGCGCCCAACACCTTTGCGATGGACTGGGCGACGCTGGGTTTTTCAGCAATGACTAAGATCAATCTTCATCACCTTCCGTTTCGGCATCCTCCGCAATCTGCGGCTCTTCATCCTCGTTGATGTACGGCTCTTCCTCGTAGCCTTCATCATCAAAGAAGTCCATATCCTCATCCTTGGGCTTTCTGCCCTTGACGAACTTGATGTAGTAATAAGCTGCACCCGCAGCACCGGCAAGGGCAAAGATGACGAGGATCATGCCGACGTTGGACTTCTTTTCGGGTTTAGGGGCGGGAGCATCGGTTTCTGCATCCTTATCCGGCTCAGGTGTAGCGGGGGCTGTGCCGGTGCATTCGCTCATGTTGATCTTGCAGACCGGGCAGTCGGTGTTGACCTGACCGGCAGCGCATTTTTCCTTGCAGTTACAGGTAGTCAGAGCCGCCGCAGTATCATCATCCAGCAGCGCAAGCAGGTCGCTCTCATCGACCATGTTGAGGAAGTACGTCTGATACTGTTCCTCGTCCTCATTGATGGGTGCATCGTAGTCGATGACAACGAAAAAGGTATTGCCGTTCTTCGTCTGGACTGTGATGAACTGCTTGTTGGTTGCCTTGTCATAGAGCAAGTCGCGGGTGTAGGCGTTGCCCTCATCGTCAATCGGCTCACCCTTCGGCTTTTCCGGCGTGGGAGTGACTGCGGGCTGCTGTTCGGGCTGAGTTGCCTCCGTAACGGGAAGGTTCTGCTCGGTGTCATCGGCGTAGGCAAACGCCGTGACAGAGAAGCAGGACAGAACCATGATGCAGACCGCAAGGACGGTCAGAAAACGAAACTTCTTACGCATTGTCGATTACCTCCGTATTTTCGGCGGGCTTGTTGCCGCCCTTCATGGAAGACAGGAACGCCATGATCTGATCCTTGTCCATCACCATAGAGCGCACAGTATTGATGATTTCGAGGTTTTCCAGCTCTGTCTTCTTGTCGTACAGCTCCTTGAGCTGCCCTTCGATTTCGGACTTCTTCTTTTCAGCCTTCTCAATGTCGGAGAGGACTTTCTGATACTTGGGATTCATGCAAAACTCCTTTCTTTTAATAGGCGGGTCTTCCGAAGGCGTAGAAATGGGACTGCCAATAGGAAGAGTTGATGGATGTGTACTGAATGGGATCGCCGCAGTGGATCATGACGCCATCACCAACGTAGATGCCGACGTGGGACACACCGGGGGTGTCATACGTCCCGACAAAGAAGATGAGATCACCGGGCTGTGCATTCGCCTTTGAAACCGGCGTACAGACGTTGTAAAGCCCCTGTGCGCCCAGCCGTCCGGTATTCACAAGTCCGCTGTTTGTGAGAACATAGCTGACGAAGCCGGAGCAATCGAAGGATGTGTCGGGATTGGAGCCGCCCCAAACATACGGGTAGCCGAGATACTTTTCCGCCTCGGTGATCAGTGTCGCAAACTTCTCGTCGTTCAGGTATTCCGGGTTGA